GTATCAAGGAGCCGGTAACTTTCGGGCAACATTGCAAGCAAGTTCCCTTGGTCTGAATTGTTGATCTTTCCCTCCATCCGTATTCCTTTATACCTCTCATCTTCTTCCGAGAAACTTGTGTGTTTCTTCGTGGTGGTATGCGCGTGTGGGAGCTCGTCAAGACGGTATCGCAGCAGATTGTCTAGCGGGTTGAAACCAAGACCCCAGCTTTTTAGTTGCAAGGTCACAGCCGTGTTGTAATCAGCTTCTGTAAAGTCTTTCCGCAGCTTAAGAGTGTTGGAACCAGTAACGCGGGTCTTATCTGCTGTCCTCATTAGAACTGTCTGGAAGCCTTGCATGCCGCATTTGCTAAGGTACTCTATCGGTTGGACGTGGCTAGGCCTGGAGACGCTGATCTGGTTTATAACAAGCCCGACGCCCGACGCATATCGTATACCTTCTCCTTGATTAGGAATTTGACGACGGACACCATACGCATTAGTAAAATAAGTTCGGGTGACAGTTTCAGTCCCTCGTTCTTCGACGGGAGACAACCTCCATGGCACGAGATATCTTCTTATGCCTCTGTAGAACGTTGCTGCATGAGACTCAACCACATTGGTTTTGTTATCATCTCCAGATTGATCAATAAGTACATGTCCAGGTATGTCTCGGAGAGCGACCGTAAGGCCGGAAATCTTTGTGATGGCAGCTATCAACAGAGCTACGATAAACGTATTCCCAAAGGTTGTCTGACTAGTGTCGCCACTGCATGTCTTTCCTGATATCTTAATTTCTAGCCAGACCTCGAGGTCTCGCGTCTTGAAGGCTTTGCTGTTGGTGAAGCGTTTGTGCTCGTATACGACGAGAGTAGTTGTTTTTCTCAAGATGGCTCCTCTGAGTTCTAAAGCATGCGTCCCATACAGGGACATGACGTGGCAGACTCCGTCAAAAACCAAACTCAGGAATCTGTATAAAATGTTGTTTTGCATCCATTGGTTGACGTGGCAGTCATGCGACGAAGAATCTAAAAAGAAGCTCAGGTATTGCATCAAAAGCAAGGTTTGTTTTCTCTCTGTGTCTTCACTCCATTGCTCATTGCTCGACCCTTGCGTGAAGCTAACGCTGCCAAAGCTTGTTTTCTTATAGACGTGCATTACTATGTGCATGAAGCGGCCCGCGACAGCCCTGTAAGTCCAGGAGGGCGATTGGATTATACGGCCCCTTACCTTGGACCTGGGCTTCAGCTGCTTTTCTCCGGACTTAGCAATCACGACGACGTTGGCATTTATTACTGGCTGGTCCAGAAACCGTTGATAAGCTTCTCGGTATTCTTTAGGGTATTTGCAGCTACTAATGTATTCATCGAAACTGGGGATCTCTACTGTATGTAGCAAGCCATTAAATTCGGTAGCCAATTCATCGACCATGCTGTGAAGGTATGGCTCTAGTTCACCTTGTAATACAGGGTCACCTTTGTTGGTAGGGGTGAGGAAACGCACTAAAAGTGAATATAGCTTGTTGTGGTCGTCATGTGTTGGGACGTATGGCATGGAATTGTGATTTAGAACGTCTTTTTCGAGAATATGGGTGGGTTCGGCCATAAAGAGAGGTCTCTGTTCGACGTCGTTCAAGATGTCCTGAAGGGAATTCTTATACCGATCAGCTGTCTTGATCTTGATCACATCCGTATCTTGATTAAATTTAAACTTTTGTGGGGCTAGTCTTCTGATTCTTCCAGGGCGGCCTGCTCTAGGGAGGGTTTCAACCTCTTTTTGAATTGTGCCTATTTCACAGGTGCGGAGCTCCAAAGCTTGTTGAACTGTTATCGGTGCAAGATAAGTATCCTGACGGGCTCTCATAAGGGCTGGATCGATCATCTCCAAAGCCCCAAAAATGAGTCTACGGGCATATACGGGAATGCTGTTCTTCAAAGCTCGTTGTAAAAGAAAATAAGTGGTTTGCCAGAGCGCGAAGAGGCATAGTGCAATGTTGAAGTGGATCGGTAGAGCCTCGTAGGTATACGAATAAAAAACGTTCATAGGGGCGTGGTCATAGGCTATCATCTGATATGTCTTCTTACACATGCTTGTAATCAGGAATATTAGGTTCCAAAACATGCAGGACCCAACAAAAAGGTTAAATACCATGATCATGTAATACATTAACAAAGACTTGTGCACATGGTATGCCTCTGCGACTTCTGTCATGCCTGAGACCACTAGGCGGATGTCGGATGGAGTTTCACTAACTATGGTCTGAAAATTCTGTATTGCTGCATCAAGTAGCTTGAAATGCCTCCTAAACACGTAGTTCTTAATGAGTGACAACAAGACTTGACGCCCGGTAGTAAGAGGGTTAGCGTCTACGATTGCAGCCGTGCGGGTTGCCTGCTCATCAAGGTAATGGTAGTAAATTCCACACAGATATGCTTGCGAGATTACACTACTGGTCTGCGTGCCGATATATGCTTGCAGGTCCTTCAAAGCTTCTGAAGTGTTTGTCTTCCATTTTTGGCGAGCTGTAGCCCATGAGTGGTATCGCTCTGTAGCGTTCTTCGCTGCAGGATGGAGAATGTCAAAGTTATACGTGCATGGCATGTGATCATTAAATATGTTGTTATACAGCTGTAGGAGACTCGGATCAGGCGTCATCTGGGACAGAGAAGGTGCTAATATGTGTACGTCGAGAGGTCCTCCTTTCTTGGCATGAATTATGTGTATTGAGACCATATCACCAATCACCAGCCTTCGATATGTATTAAATCTCCATGGAAAGCGATAAAAACTATCGGCTGCGAAGGGAAGGGTGGTGTTGTGGGAATCAGGGTGGTAGTATGGTTCAAGGCCAGGGGGGAGATTATGCCTGAGGGCATTGGTATGGATGCGAGCGTACTGCTTTAGACCAGGCCAATACATCTGGTACTGACGGTCGATATGGGGAATCTCTATACGAATCAAATAAAGATCGAGATGGCTCGAGAGAAATTCACCTGACATGAAGGTCTTCATAGGCAAGACAGGTACGTCTGTAGGGTCAGCTGTATCAGGGTCGTAACTCGGGCCTACTCCCTCTGCTAAACAACTGGGCATACTGTCCAGAATCAGGCTGTCAAAACTTACCCCAGGGTGGTCCTTCAGATACAAATAGCAGAGTGTGGTGTAAAAATGGTGCATAGAGATACTGCCCGTACCATTTTCATACTGAATTTCGGGGAATGTAGTAGTGATGCAAGTTGGGAGATTAGATTTGAGGGTAACCTCTCCATCGGCAAAACTCCATGTAGCTTTGGTCCCGGTCTTCTTGTCTCCTTCCTTTGCACCCTTAACCTTGGGCTGTTTCTTTGAGTCGGCTCTATCTGCAGGCCAGGCTTCATTGTCATCATCATCATTGACCGCTGCATCCAGCATCTGCATTTCTCTTAGCTCTTTGGCTGTCTTTCGGGCCAGCTCTGCAGTATCATCACTCTTCTCGGAGAGAGCCTTATCTTCCAGGGGGACCTGAGGGAGGGGGGTCAAAGCTTTCTTTACTGCATTCAAGGCTATGGTGGCTTGATGTCCCTCTTCAAACTTCTCTAATAAATCAGCGATCTGCAAGCTTTTATAGTCATCGGAACTAAGGATGGAGTCTACCAGAGAGCCATCGTAACAGTGCGCTTGCCACCGCTTACTAAAAAACAGTACGACCATTTTCTCTTTGGTCTTTCCAGTACTGGCAGTCTCGGCATAACAACCGTTCGCTTTTTCAGACAGGACTACCCATGGAATTTGTTCGTGGCAAAGAGCGGCTAACAAGTTGTAGCGACGACTAAAGTCGGAGGGAATCACGTATAGCCCATGAAAGGGACTACCACGAGCTTCATAGTATGTGTAGTCAAAAGGAAGTTCAGTACACACATTGGCGGGGGCATTGAGGTCGGTGTCGGTTAGGGCTATGGCGTGGGCTAGACTACTACCTGTTGGTAGGTAAACATAGACACCGGGCACACCTCTGCGGAACTCGGCTAACGTGCCAGGCTTCACATTATATGCTGTCAATAGCGTTTTTACCTGGTCTGCCTCGAGCGCGAGTATGCTATCGCTGGATTCTGCTTTAATGTGTTTAAGGACTGTAGTCTGGAGATTTTTTCGGACCTCAACCCAAGAGGGGCTGTTAGGGGCAATCGAATCGTGCTTGTGTATGTGGGCCTTAAGCGGGGCAAACTGATCGTAATAAGCAAAATTCTCCCATGGCTTTGCTGATAACACGTAAAGGGCTATGGCCAATATCACGCAGTCGTCTCCCTCTCCTGGGGGCGAGTACAAATACCTTCCGGCTTTTTCATGAGCCTTGTAGGCAATAACATGGTAATCTGTAAAGCTAATGTCGACGTCCTGCTCACGTAGTATTTCAAGGTCATTAATCTTTTGAATCGTGTGGTTGGTCAT